CGGCCGGTATCGGATAGTGCTGCCTATCGACAGGCGCCTACGTTTTGCCGATATGAAACGCCTGGGAGGTAAGAAAGGCCCTAACGCAGCGGTGTACAACCGTCCTACATGGGGAGTATTTTTCGGTAGAGATGACAGTGTACGCACACGCCTCCGGACAGGCATAAGCGAAGCTATACGCGAGTCCATACTAACCAACTTGCGCCAGGCTATAGAACAAAAGCCCTGACAGACGGCTTAAAGTCTGTTACCGGTTCAATGTTGTTTTTCATGGTATTAGATTTAAGGTTAAGCGATCGATCAAGAAAACAGCTCGTCGTGAGACGGGCTGTTTCGTTTACTATAAGTTTACTATAAGTTTACTATAAAGTTTACATTATGCCGGTGAATCCTGCATAGCCTCCGGACAGATCATGGTGATCGGCCACATTGAGGTATTTTTTCGAGAACTCTCCCCATAGAAGGTACATAAATGCTGAAGCTATCTGAGTGGATCCGAAAGCCTGCTCTTCAAACGGCTTTTTCTCTGAGCTCTTATCTAACTCCACTTCACCGCCTGTACGCTTCAGAGGTGAGTTATAGATGGATGATATCAGGGCTTCACATTCATTTTCGTCTATCCGGATCTTAATCACCGGAATACCATGCACCTGGTAATCATCTTTTCCGGAGAATAGACGCGATAACAGATGCAGATGCTGTTTATAGTAGATGGTAGGTTGGCCGAGTGACATCAGATCCACATTCCATCCTCTTTGCTCGAGCTCCATACGCAAGGTTTGTGCATCGGTATCCGATTCATCTCCAAAAGTAGGTTTATACTTTTTCCATTGCGGATCCCGCTGATTGCCGGCGCGGTCATAATGAAGGAAGATCTGTTTATTACGCATCGGCGCAAAGAAGTTCTGGAATAAGTACGCTAATTGAGGTTGCTGCTCAGGCCACCATGTGTAGATATCCTTCAGTACATGGAATACGGTACGATCTTCGTTATACTGGCCGATGACCATAGAGGTGAACGGGCCCGGGTCATAGCCGATATACAACGGTGCATCGAGATTGCAGTTTTTCATATCCGCACAGGTGAAATTCGCCTCTTCTCCTATCGAGAGTGATTCTATACGCTCCAGTTTATAGGTATCCGATTCTATGTATTTCAGGCCGAAGTTACCGAAGAACATATCTTTGACGCGATTTTCACGCACGGCAAAGATAGAGGTATTCAGAGACGCTTTATCCAAGGTGCCTTCCATCTGTTTCTGAATGTAATCTGTACCAAGGATCTTGATATTACTGAATGATGACGCCCGGAGATAGTAGATCGTACCACGCCGTAACTGGGTAAGCATCGCTTCGATCCGCCTGCAGTAATTCGTGAGCTTCCGGATGGCCGCCTCGTCATTACGCAGTTGTGCATTCTCCAGGAGATAGTACCGGTGATCGAGCTCGAGCGCGATAGCCTGAATCGTACGGATCTTTTCAGGATCCACTTTTTGTTCATACTTCAGGAACCAATCCTGATCTGTTTCGATATTCGGAGTGGATGTAGTACCGGTAGTACCCATGAAGTAAGGTGAATCGTAGAAGCACGTCGATTTGGAACGCATCGCCGGCCGTACATTCTCATCCACTACACGCTGCTTGATATGCAGCATCTCATCCATGTATAAGTGAGCTATATTCTTACCGTTTGCCCGCTCCGGTCGCTCACAGCTGACAAACTGGATCACAGTGCCATTCACAAATGATATCGTGTTTTTCCAGTCGGTAATGAGTGTGCGACATGGTTTGAAGTGTGCCGGCGGCCGCTTGCCGATGCAGTAATACATATCCTCTTCATAGTGATCGGTAAAGAACTCCATGATACCGGGCACCAGGTTCTCGAATATAGATTTGTAGGTAGAAGCCAAAAACACCTGTACAGATCCCGGCATGCTATTCTGTACCCTGTCTATACGAGGTCCGAGTATATGAGTAGTCTTACCGGATCCACGGCCTAACTCGAAATACATATCCTGAGTATCGGCCAATAGAGCCAGTGTCTGTACTGCAGAATAGTACTGCTCATCGAAATGCTCTTTATTGATTACCCGTTTCTTCATAGTCGATATCCTCTACTATGCCGGCTTCCATCTCCAGCTCATTCAGTACCCGCTCTTTATCCTTATTCGACAGGCCCGATTCCTCGATCAGCTGCTTGCCACGCGCTAACAGTTCACGCATACCGGATCCGCCCAATCCGAGGCGCGCAGCCTGTACATCCGGAGATACTAACATCCGCTTGAATTTTATACGCTCCGGATCCACGCGACCCGCAGCGGCTTTTGTGCGGTACTCACATGCAATCTCATAGGATCGGCGCGCCGCCTCCAGTTCTCCATTCTTCTCGCACAGGCTACCGAGGCGATCCATCTTATCGGCATAGAACTCCAGCCATTCCTCCGGGCATGTATCCATCTGAGAGTGTACATAGGATATGCTTTCGGATATACGACGCCGTGCAGTACGCAGGCTGATGGTGGGGAACTCCTTCTGCAGCTGTATGGCCGCACTCATGATTGTACCATCTGAATCCGGGCCGCTGAAGATCTCGTATGCACGCGATATCTGCAGAATGACATCCGCTATCTCCTTAGAGGCTCCTCCGAGCTGCTGACCATTCGTCTGTTTGATGAGACTTACGGTTTTAGGATCCAAATTTCTTATTTGCTCGATGTTAGTTGCCATATTGTTGAAATTGTTAATAACCTGTTGATAACTGGGCAAAATCATATATCCGTCATTTTCCGGATCGTGTCATCCACGCGAGCGAACCAGCGTGCGCGGACTTCGGAAGCAAACACATGTGCCTGTTTTTTTTACTCCGGAGGCCCCGGGCACTGATATAGTGACGTTTATACATTCTGCACATGGCCACTGATAGCCGAAATTTACAATTTTTCCGCAAGGATTTGTCTTTTTATCGTTAAACCATCGGCTCAAAGGCCTGTTATCTATCCACTATAATTGTTCCACGGTCATTTTCGCGCGCACGCGCACACGCTCATATCATACACACACATGCGCAGGCGCGAGACCAAAAGACGCGATTTTTTTTGAAAAAAATTTCCAAAAATCCACTCCTACACTCCTACACTCCTACAAAATGCATTTTTGCGTCTTTCGGCAATCCCTATTATTATATATATAAATTATTCATTTTCAATATAATATATATAAGAATAGCGCTATTATTGGCTTTGTAGATTTTTGTAGGAGTGCGTTGGAAATTGTAGGAGTATGTAGGAGTGACACTTTTCGACGCTGTAGGAGTTGTAGGAGTGTAGGAGTGCCCTCCACCTACATTGTAGGAGTGTTTTTGGGCTACTCCTACCAAATTTGAAAATCAAAAATCGCTGATTTTAAGCACTTTACATTTTCCGACACCCTGCCTTGTAGGAGTGTAGGAGTGTAGGAGTGGAAAAATCGAAAAATTTTTGAAAACACAAATTTTTTGCAAAATCGCGTCTTTTTGTCACTACCGGCTATCCTACAGGCTGCTTTTCGGTGATCCGATCCGAAGGCGTAGTGTCCTGCTGTTTCACCGGCACTTCGATACGGAAACCGAGTTTTATATTTTGTTCCACGGCGTGCGGGAAGTTGAGTTGAATAGCCCGGTTGATCTCCCGGCACACAAACTTCTCCGGATACGAAAGCGCATTCAGATAGACCACGTAGTTATAGTACACATCGGCGCCGGATTTGGAGATCACACCGTCATTCTCCACGTTGGTAATACTGGAGTTGATACCGATACCGGCGAGCGTAACCTGATCAGCGCGTTTGTCGTAGCTGATAACCGAATCGAAGTAATCCTTGAACTTGGACGGGAACTCCACAAACTCCCAGCCTTCCTGACCGACCTTGGTAGTGGCGTACAGTTTGCCTTGGTTCTTACCTTCTCCGGATAAGAGGTTGGTGATCTTCTCCAGCTCATTAGCGATCAGATCATCCACCATATTCTGGTTGAAGGCGTACGGGATTTTCTTCTCCGGATCCACGAGCTTCACGCCGCGGTACTCAGGAACCCATTTGCTTTCGGCCGAACCGACATTCTGACTGCAGAGACTTTTCAGGATATCCGAATGGATCTGTATCCACGCTTGCGGGATCTTCACATGCACATGTGCGTTAAGCGCATTCTTCAGATAGCTATTCAGATACTTAGGCGTGAGATTGGAAGCCTTCACCCATTCACGCAAGCCGGCGAACCACTCATTATAGGCATATACCCATTTGCCGAATGATTTGGAGCTATTAAAGGCAATCGCATTCGGGTACTTGAACGGCTCTGCAGGATCCAGCCGGTTATAGATCTCGAAATCCATTCCGTTCGAGCGTAACATCCAGTCTCCGACCGCCACATACTGACAATCGCTCTGCTTTACCCGCC